ACGCTCGTTTAGCTTCTCCATGTTCAACTCAATGATCTTAATCAAGCTGCCACCAAAGATATTAGATAGAGCTACAGTATAGAACAGTACGTCACCTAATTCTCTTAAGACTGCATCATCATCAATTCTGTTGTCACGAAATAGTTTCTTAATCTTCTCTGATACCTCACCAGCTTCGCCAGTCAATCCAAGGGCATTCTCAATCAGACGCTCCCGACCCTTAGTAATCATCTTGTCTTCTACAAACTGTGAGTACATATCAATCATGTCTTTCATATCTTTCGCTGTAAGCATTACATCAACCTTCCATAAAATTCTGTGTGTGCGTTTCTGTTGTCTTTATCGAACAAGTACCAAGCGCAGTTGTCTTTACCTGTCATCTTGCTACCTTCAATCCATTTAACTCTACCTATACTTACGATCTTTGTACAATAAGTCATAAGTGCAGCAGACTGTTTAGTGTGCGCCCAATCAGCATCAAACAACAACCAAGTTGGGCATATCTCCGTCCAGTGATCTATGAAAGCATGTAAGAACTTTCTTTCCCACGGTGGGTTAGTAATACAGAGATCAAGAACCTTATACTGACTACCAAAACTTATTTCCAGAGCATCCATTTGCTTGATGTCTGGGTGTCTAGGCTCTATGTCACAGGCGTATAAACATTCCCCTAGACCATCTGTTAGTTCGTGTATGTGGTGTATCAGTCTACCGTCACCAGCACAAGGCTCTACATAGTCAAACTTCTCATATGGTAAATGGGCTATAAGAGGTTCAACAGCTTCTATTGGTGTAGGGTAGTAATCTCTTGGTATCCTCTCAAAGTCACTACGCTTACCCATACAATTCTTTTAACCTCTTAAGTGATACAAACTCAGGCTCATAGATACCGTTGCTAATCTCACGCTTGATTACACAACCTTTCCACCAATCTCTATTTGCCTGTCCAGCCCACGTTTCTTCTGAGCCTTTGTAGCAACCCGCAACCAAACCGATAATCCCATTAGGGTGTGCGCCATCTTTAAACTTAAGATCACGTTTATGGCTATGCCCACAAGTAGAACTGTGATTACGATTGGCGAGTAAGCTATTAGCGTGATGTAAACCAGACATAGCTGTACCAAAATTACCACTACTAAAGAAGTGAGCATAAGAAACGCCATCATAGTCAGCGATAGCGGGGGCGCTATTAGTGTATTCGTGGTATTCGTCGAACCAGTGGTCTGTTTGAAGATGGCTGAAGGAAATCCCGTACTTGTCTCCCTGTAATCTTGGTTCGTGTGCGATAGCTTTTTTGATTCTATTCTCATGGTTCCCCTCAAAGCCAATCCAATATGGGCGCTTATATTTTCTTTCGCTAGGTTTCTTCCGTAGACGATCCATTGCCTCATTGTAGCAGTTGATGTCCTGTTCGTAGTTCTGACTTACTATAGCCTCTGGGTAACGTGTGTCAAAGGTGTTAAGGGAGCGCATATCAGCACCATCACCTAAGTCAATTATGTAGGTAGGGTTTACCTCATAGATTAATTCCCCTAGCCAGTCGAAACGCTCATTTCCCGTCGAGGGGTCTGAGTGAGCACATGAGAATACTACTGCTGTCTTAGCTGTCATATCGGGTATCCATTTCAAATTCTATTAGTATGGGTTCGATTGATCTGTAGAAGTGACTCTGAAACTCATAGGCTGCATCAAAGGAGACAAACGGGATCTCTTCATCAAACATAACCTTACTTGGATTCCTTTCTTGGGGATCTTCTACTCTACAGTTTAACCAGTAATTACCATCTTCATCTTCATAGGGGCCATCAAGAACACGATGGACTTTAATCAGGATTGTGTTAGCCACTCGTCGGGTATCCTTTTATCTGCGTACAAGAACCCATGCTTATTGCACCAATCCCCATATGTACTCTTTGCACCTTTGTATAACTTAGCCTTAGAATTAGAAAAGACAAACCTTATGTCGAGGAAAGGATGCTGATCTTGTATGATTAAGTGCTTCTTACGGTCAGCTTGTACAAACCTACCTTTAGATTCTATGATGATGCCGTTAGGTAGTTTAAAGTCAGGAGTGTAAGTCTTATTCTCAAGAAGCTGCCACCGTACCTTTAACTTCTCATATTCAAACTCTACACCTCTGTCCTTAAGATCCTTAGCTATGTCATCCTCTAAACCAGATCTGTAGCCATTCTTTATTGCGTGTCTTCTACGTTCACTGGTGGTTGCCATATCTCGCCCTCTGTACGTCTAAGCCATAGTAGCCTAGCATTCTCTATTACCCTATCTACATCACCATCATAGGCTTTAACACAGGCTTCCCATAGGTCCTTTTCAGTCTTAGCCTCACTTAACATCTTTGTAGCTTTAACTGGCCCCACACGATATAAACCAATTATGTTGTCAGCCCTATCGCCTGTTAAGATCTGGTTGTAGAAGAACTGTAGTCCTGACCAGTCATCTACTGTTTTCCACTCATTCTTACCAAAGTTAAAGTGGTGACAAGGTATCTGTAGCATGTCTTTGTCTATTGAGGCAACGACAGTATCAGGTCCAAGTCTTGTTGCTTCTATTGCTATAAGGTCATCAGCCTCTTCTCCTTCACTCACTATAGCATCAAACTTATCTACCATGTATTGTCGGATATGATACAGGTGTATAGGTTTTTCTGCTGACTTACGGTTACCTTTATATTCATATGACTTTGCTATTTGATGTCGAAAGTTCCCTGACCCCGTAAGATAGATCTCGTATTGATCTGGGGTAGGGAACTCCAGTGTTTCTTCTAAGATGTAGTCAAGAAGGATCTCAGCTTTCTCTTCTGCATCCTTTGGAAGCAAATCTTGAGTAGCAAAGGCTGACCGATAGGCCACAATGTCACCGTCGATCAGAACCTTACGCTTACCCATCAGAAGTCTCCAAACACCATCTTACCATCATCCTTCTCAAACGCTACAGCTTCAACATATGTAAACCCTGCTGACCTAGTGGCCTCTGCATACACATGAGCAAGTGAATAGAGATCGTCTATACCATACCGTTCAATACTTGTCTTACCGTCAAACCCATCTTCTTCACTATCATTCTCAAAGGTGATTGTAATCTTCATATCAGAATACCGCCTCTTCACTTGCTTCGTAGGCTACATGTTCAGTAACACAAACCTTCTCTAGCGTAGTAATCTTATTATCCCACACATCAAACTTTACAGTAGCTTTAGTTCCATTACCAATAAGACCATCACTATCCCAATCCCAAGGTAGATATTCCCCATCTACCATCTTGAGCATAGTGGGTGGCCCCATTTCAACACCTTGCTCACCTGTGTCTTGGTTCTTGAACTTAGGGTTAAAGTGAGGTCGAGTAGCTTTATAGAATTGCTTACCCTCTTTATTAGTCTTGAAGAGTTGAGCCTGTAACCCTTTGTTTGGGATACCATCAGCAACCATCTTAGATTTAGTATCATCATCAATAATACAGTTTACAACATAGATACCCTTCTTAGCATCAAAGTTCTTAGCCATATCTGACCCATCATTTGGACCCATGTCACGGTCTTCTGGACGTAACTTTGTCCATTCTAACTCACAATCTACATAAACTTTCTTACCCATATCGAGTTCCTTTCATTAAGGCTGGTAATTATATATAGGGATACATTTTACGATCTTAGACACGAAAGTAGGAATATTTTTTACTAATGTATATCTGCATATGTACTTCCGAATTGAGCGTCGATCCCTAAGTCTATGTTTAGATTCAGTTGTTTGTTTAAATCTTGTATAGAGTACTCCATATTTATTTTTGTCTCCATCTCGTCACCTTCCTTTACTAAGGCTATGATCTCGTCGTGGAACTGACCAACAGTCTTGATACCCTTCTCACGACACCCCTTAACCCAGTTATCAAAGCAATAGACACCCGTACTTTGGTTCAAGGTACTGAAGCGGTCTTTCTCACTTCGTAGGCTGTACCAGAACTTAGACACTGGATTCTGTACCCACATACTGCCAAATAACTCTCTGGTGCGTAGGCTATCAGCTACCTTAGTTACTGACCAGTTACGTGACCAGAATGCTTCCAGAAGGGTCTTAGCCTCTTTGACACTCATACCCGTCTCACGGGCCAGCTTAGGCGCTCCTACGCCATATGTAGCACTGTAGTTCACTACCTTGTAGTTCTTGCGTAGTGACTTCAAGCTACGTTCCCCTGAGTTATGTTTGTCGATGTCCTCTTGTGTGATAACACCAGCATGTTTAGCTAAGTCTAAGTGTGGATCAAAGCCCTCTTTACTCATCTCAGCTACATAATCAGGATCTAGTGGTTTCATGTAGTGACGCTTGGTTGTGTCCTCTAAGCTAGTCATGTCAGCCCCACATAAAGTGTAGCCATCAGGTGCAGTCAGACACCCACGTATCTCAGCGCCATAGGGCTTTTCCACTGAGGGTAGATTGACTAAAGGTTTTGCATGACGGAAGCGCATTGTGTTGGTAAATCCTGCGATTGTTGCTTGCACGTATCCATCACGCTCTGCATCAACCATGCCTTTAAGAACAGAAATACGATGGCTGAGAACAGAAAGCCCATCAAGGATGACAACAGCAGGGTCGGCAGAGGCCAATCTTCTGACTGACGGACATAGTTCTCCATCCTTTCGTACCTGTGGTATTTGTTTCTCTTCGCCATCACTGCCCCTTTCAAACTTGAAGGTACTTGGGTTCCACCCGATAGAATACAGCCAATCCTTTACTTGAGGGGGTGAATTAGGGTTAGCACGTTCTTCACCTGTCTTAACGACAAAGGACTGTACACCTTCTGGCTGCTTATATTCTTTACGTAATTCCTCAAACCTTTCGCCATGTGAAGATAGTTCACCGTCCTTCTTGTACATTACCTTTGGTCTTTGTTGTACCTTAGTAAGGACACGCTTAGGCATAGCATCGGCTAATTGCTCAATCTTCTCAGCCTTCATAGCTTCCCATTCCGCTAGATGCCCCTTAGCTTTAGTTACGTCTAATTTCCACTGTAGGGCCTCTTGCTCTGCTGCACACTGTAGCTTGAATGTAAGGTAATCAGTGAAACGCCACTTCTCATCCTCATCAGGGTATAGCTTCTTAAGTTTGATGTCTAAGTCACGCCATAATCTAGCGTTGATCTTAACGTCCTCATTACACCTGTGAGCATACTCTTCTGGTGTTAAGCCTACCCAATCCTCTACTTTAGGCTTAGGTACCCCATACTCCTCACCATAGGATGCTAAATTGTGATCACCTAAGCTCCGACTATGGTTTAGATACCAAGACAGAGCTAACGTATCCACTAGCTTTGCTGTAATCTTAACGCCTAGCACCTTTTCCACTGCGGGGATGTCGAACCTTACAATATTATGTCCTATCAGGATTGGTGCTTCCTCAAGGAAGATACGCATAGCTACATAATCATGTGTGTGTTGCACATTCCCTTGGTCATCCATCCAAGATATTACATGGATCTTAGTGCTATCTAGTCCATCTGTTTCTATATCAAATACTGGCATTATTCAAAGACCTCTAAAAACTCTACTTGATCAAAGGAAAACCACAAATCTTTCTCATGAGAAACTAATCTTAACAGGTTACTGGTTAAGTCTAAGAAACTGTATTCGCAATCTTCCCCATAAAAGACTACGTTTTTACCTAGTGATTTTGAAAGTACTCCTTGTTTTAGGACTATACATCCGCTTCCTATATGTCCATCACTATTATATTTTTTCATCAAATTACCTCTCGTAGTGTAAATGTTTCTGAGTTAAACCTCATCATACCAGCCCTACCTTCTTCTGAGCATGGGCGGTTCTTCTGCACTGTTATGTGCGTTGTATTACGTTCCTGTAAGTCTTCTGCCTCTTTGTCACGGGAGAGGTCTAGGATCACTGATGCCCTTTGTCCAATCATCTTACAGTACTTAGGGTCACCATTGTCGTTAGTGTGAGCAATAGTTACGATACCTACGTTTAGCTCCGCTGATAATTTAGACAACCTGACCGATAAGTCAGCTAACATCTGCTCTTTACTCTCTTCTGACTGACCTGATACTACATCTTGGATAGGCTCAAAGAATACAAACTTACAGCCACATGCTTGACTAAAGTATCTAATCTGGTCGCATAGCTCATCAGCACCTTGACCATCACTCAGATAGAACTGATAGAATAGCTCATCCTTAGTTAGCTCTTTGATAGCACGTATGACATCATCCTCTGCTTGCTTCTCCTCTATGAGATCCCTGCGAGTCAGATTATCCTTTAGTTGGTACGACACAAGACCAAGTAAAGATCGTAGCTTAGTCTCTTCCAAGTGCCATGCAGCAAATGGGATGTTATGTTGTAACATGTTGTACTCTAGGTAACGCATAATCTCAGTCTTACCAATACCTGTAGGCGCTTTAATTACTGTGAAGTGACCCTGCATCAGACCCAAGATCTTATCGTCTAAAGCTATAATACCAGTTGGTACATACTGATGCTCAGGGGTATCTGTGTATAGGCTTATGAAATCCTCAGTACTATTAAGAACATTCTCAGGTGTATACTTCTTAGCGTTCCACCATGCACTCTTGAACTCTGCTGCTGCATTATTAGTCAGGAACTCGTTAGCATCCTTGAACTTATCGTGTGGTACACGGTAGACCTTATTAGGGAACAGTTTAGCCATACGATCAGCTACAGCATTCCCAGCTTCATCATTATCTACAGATAGGATAATCTTATCGAAGCTATTGAGCCACTCTGTACACTTCTCCCAGAGCTTCTTAGAGGGCGTAGCAGAGGGTAAAGATACTACAGGGTTAGTGTACTGGCTCTTAAGCATTTGAGCTACTGAGAGAGCGTCTAATTCACCCTCAGTGACTGTTACCATCTTAGAGCTACCAGCAGTGAACAGGTTCATACCGAATAGCTCATCACCCTTAAAGCCATCCTTAGTGTAGAATACCTTCTCGTCTAGCTTGCGTACTTTAATTCCCCCGCTGGGGTACACATATTCCTGACGATCAGAATAAGTCTGTACACCAAAGTCTTCCATAGTCTTAGCTGTAATGCCTCGCATAGCTACATAATTTCCACTGGCGGGGTCTTCTATGCGTTTGGGCGTATAATCTATAACTGTACTCATACTATTATCATCTCTTTCCACTACTGGGTATTTGTCTTTAGCCCAATCAAACATCTGGCTCTTCGATGGGTAACCTCTTTCACATGCATGGCATCTTCCGTACCCATTGCTATTGTAGCTAAAGGCATCGGAAGAGCCACACGACACATATGGACAAGGCTGGTGCGCTGTCTCAGTCATGCGGCTCTCTCCTTTTGTTAAGACTTAAGCCGTTTTATTTCTTCTCGTTGACAACGAATGACATACATACTTGCTTCTGTCATGTTATTTACAAGCCCTTGTCCACGACTCATGTTTTTCTCAACGAACTTCTCAGCATACTCTAAGTCACGTTCGCAAATATCTCCAAACGGTTCTTGCTCTCCAAACTCATTTGTATAAGGTTTCAATGCAATATCTACACAGTCTCTACGGGCCATATAGTTAGCATTACTCCTGATGGAAACTTTACCAGCATTAAGTATGCGATTGGAACTACCTAAGTCTGGGGTTAGGTGTAGTTGTAAACACATTTGCTGTGCTGTTTCATATAACTTCTTTGCATAATCTCTCTTACTCATAGTCGGGTTCTCCTAGTTTACTAATTTAAGTGTTGGTTGCTCTTGTAGAAATCGTATTAACTCAGGTTCTGCCGTATCTAAAACCTCTTTTAGCGACAAAAACCACTTAACGTAGTCTCTGGCTATACTAAGACCTATATCATCAGTCTCACAGCCCCTTATCAACTCAGATATTAATACACTTGCTGCCTCCTCTTTTGTTCCTTGGTATCGTTTACTATATAGCTCAGATATTCCCTTGATAGCCCCCATCGCCTCATCGATACGATAGTTTGGTACTACAGGATCTCTGCGCCTCTTAAGCTCTTTCTTAGCCTCTTTGTAACCTTCTGGTGTAGATGACATCTCAGCTAAATCTGCGTTATCTTTATCTTCAAAGATACCTTTACGGTTTCCTTCCCAATTGTTCACTGTATTTAAATGTACACCAATAGATTCTGCATGATCCGCTTGTGATGGTACCATTACACAATTTTGTGTATTGATTTTAGCTTCCTCTGATTTCCTATCACCACCACGAGACTGAACACCCAAAGCATTTGCACGTTGCACATAGAAGAACTCCCTATCGATAGGTCTATTACCATCTACATCATTGTGAATGATAACATAATCCCACGCTTCTTCTTCTGTACCCTTAAACTCAATAAAGTTAGGTTCAACTTCAGCTTCCTGAGAAGCAAGATAACGATGACGACCATCTAAAATAGTACCGTTCCATAATACGATTGGCCTATCGGTGTCGTAACCTACTTCTTTCATCCTCTTTGCTAGAGCTTTAACTTGTTTCTCACCGTAAGTTACGGAAGCACAAGGTTTTGAAATCTTATAGTACATATTAACTCCTATTGTTGATACTTATGTCTTAACTTAAGTTAGACTTTCAGTAAAGGGACAATTACTAATAGGGATATTTTTAATGTAACTAGACATCACAAATTGTTACAGAGTGTTTCTATTGCTTTAGATTCTATCCTAGATACTTGCCTTTGTGTACTAGATATAGCGTCTGCCACTTCTTGTTGTGACATATCTTCCCAAAACCTAAGCCTTAAAATTCTCCACTCTTCTAGAGATAAATGTTGTTCAGCTACAGTAAGAACATAATTCTCGTAATCTGCTTTCTCGTATTCCTCTGCATGGTCAGGTATAGATGAGGAAAACTCTTCGTAAGATACAGCCTCAGACGACAGAATACTCCTTAACCAGTTAGCCCCATCTTCTGACATATTACCTGTTTCTTCGTCGTTAATATCGTGTGATAAACGCCTAGCTACGTTATGTTTAGGTATACTAACAGGTTGTAAGCCTAAGTTAATGTAGTCATGCATGGCTCTATTAGCCTCACGATATAATTTCGCTGGGTGTACCTCTGGATCTTCAGCCCTTAACTCTAGGCAGACTATAGATCCCTCAGATACTAAGTCATCAAAGTCATTAGGCCTGTTATACTTGTGTGCTAACTTACGACACATATTTATAAGATCTTCATTGCTTATCATAAGGGCTTCCTCTTAGGTTTGATAGAGGCTGATATAACCTCAGTCTTTAGGCATTGACCTATGGCATTCCTATCTATGGCATACACAGGCTCATAATAGGCTGGTAGAGCGTCTCCACAGGCCCTAGCACTAGGGAAGATTACCTTAGCCTGTAGGTAGTCACCATTAAGCGTATAGCTCAACACAAGGACAGTATAGAACAACATTATAGATACTCCACTACTCTGCCTGTATTCCACTTCTTAGCCTCTTTCTGGGCTTCCTCACGGCTGTTAAATACCCATACCTCAGTGTCATACGTCCAAGGGTTCTCCTTCCTGACAAAGGTGTATTCCCCCTTCTCAACCTCTATTTCCACTACATACCTACCCATCTTCTTCTTTCTCCTTATCTAAGCCAGCCTTGATTAATGTTACAAAGCCTACGTCAAAGATAGCCATAAATGTCTCAGGATCACACTCTACTTGTAGTGTAGCACTACCATCCTCGTGTTCTTCTATCTCTATTACTTTTATTTCACTCATTGTTAATCTCCTTGCTATACTTACGGAATCTTTTATTGTAAGCACGTTTGATTTTCTTTATCTGTCCTGATTTCCATCGTAGGAACTTACGTGATTTACTTAGGGCATCATATTCATCACCGCCCTTCATAGGTATACGTTTATTCATCCCTTAATGCTCTCCACGACACAGGAAACAGGTCAATCATATTACGGTCAATTTCCCACGCTACCTCTGCTGTCTCAGCTTGTGTGTCAGGCTTGCAGCGTAGGTTACACATCTTCGCCCAAGCATCTAGGCTCCCGCTCCACCAGAACTCTGTGATCATTGCTTGTGGTAACACCATACGTGCTTGCTCAGGGCATACCCCACGATCTATCAAAGAATTATACTGCATAAGACCCCAGTCATAGTCTACAGTAACATGGAAGTCTACAGGACCACCACTGCCTTGCTTCTTGTCCTTAGACCTAGTACGCCATACGTCAGGTGTATAAAACTCTGGTGGATCATCTACATATCTTCTTGAGACTTGATTCATTCTGAGGTAAGAGTGCTTCACAAGTTGACGTTCTACGAACACTGGACAACGCACTAAGTATGATGCAAAGCAATGCCCGAAAGGTGATATATGCTTATGCTTGGCTAAGTACTTGATAAGTTTCTTATCTTTAAGTTTCATATGCTGCTTGAAGCTATAGCCATCCGACTCTTCATAGTCCCATTCACTCTCTTTACCAAAGCTCACACGGGCTGCATTGACTACAGTCAAGTCATTACCCATGTGACCTTTATATGTTACTTGAATCATTATTCTTTCCTTTATGTTTTGATTTCCTGTTAGGGACAGGCTTTTTCTTGTCAGGTACAACCCTCTGTCTATACTTGGGTTGCCTCAAGTCTTTAGCCATAGGGTTGGGCCTTCTTTTCTTCATTAGTACGGCACCTCTCCATTTCCATCACGGGGGTCATTATACCAATCCTTAGATAAGTGTAAAGCTCTTAAGTCTTCCTCTACTTCTACTTCATCCTCAGTAGGTATCATAATACCTAACATGCGTAATTCCCTCTGTGCCTCTACTGGTAAGTTATTCATCATACTTTCTCCCCATTAATAAGCTCTACCTTCTCAGCATAGAATGATTTCCACTTACTTTCTTTGATTTCCCAGATTGGGATCTGACCACGGGATCTCATAGCCTCACCTTGAGCTAATCCACGATCACTACCTACGATCTTACTGGTAGGCTTTAAGAGGCCATTGACTACACGCTCAGAGCCATCAGCCTTGATGAATGTTACAGTCACGATCTTAGTACCTTGGGCCTCTAACAGGTCTAGTACACGTTGCTTCTTTTCCATTACTTCTCTCCTTTGATTCTTTTCTATAACCACAATCACATTTCTTACGGCTCTGGTCAACCCTCTTTTATACTTTTCTGCTTCTCTGTTATTATTAACCAGTTTCCAGCAATTCAATTTCCCATCGGGGGTGTATACACTACAGCGTAACATATTCATACTTCTCCCTATATTCTACAGTGTAGTCTTTTCTACTGTAGGGGGTGCGACAATTATGGATAAAATCTTGGGCATCACACTCCAACAAGAATAGAGCCACGACAATACCATCTTTGTTTACTACACAATGCATCTTACTCTTCCTCTTCATTAGCGTTAAGATATTCCCACTCTTCCTGACCCTCTTGGCATACAGCACAGATAGTATCATTGTCACCATGCATTTCCTCGAAGGTCTTGTAAAACTCACAACACTCACAAAAGTATTCTCTACTCATTCTAAACAACATATCGTCTCTCCTATTAATCAAAGTCTACGTCTTGCATATACTCTTCTAGCTTTTCCATTGGTATATTCTCAATCAATCGGATAGCCATGTCACGGTTATTTCTATCATACCAGTCATTCATTAGCTGGTGGATCACTTGTTCAATCGTAGGTTTATTTTCCATCGGTAGGCTCCTTTGTTACAATTTAGAATCACTCTACTAATTTCCACTGGTGGGGTCAAGCCCTTAATTTCCTAGATGCGTTCCGCATTTCCATCGGTGGGGTCTATATTTCCACTGGAGGGGGTGACTCTTAATTTCTTCAATGCTCCGCATTTCCACTGTAGGGGGTAACTCTTAATTTCTTCAATGCTCCGCATTTCCACTGGAGGGGGGTCATTTTCCACTGGAGGGGGTGTTCCTGATTCGTTCTAGTGTTCCTGATTCGTTCTCGATTCATGATTCGTTCCTGATTCGTTCCAAACTACCAATTCGGATATATCCAAAATTGCTGTCAATGGCACAAAAGGATACTTGACAAGGAATTTCGGATAGAGCACGTAGTGCGACGCCCTTCGGGCTAAGTGTGATTTATTTACAACGATTCGCAACAAGGATTCACTTGACACAAGATTCTGCTGGACGAATCGGACTCTACTCGATAACGCAAAAATCGAATCACGTATTCTTGAGTCTTTTGGTATGGTATTTTTAAACGTCATGATTCGTTTTTGGCATATCGTGCAATCTGTCCGTCAATTGTTATTTTTGCATACCAGCCATGCGTTTTATGCATAGGTAAAATAATTTAATTTAATTAGACAAAAGACTCGACTCTAATCTACGAATCGGCTTTAAGCACTTTTACAAGTTAAACAACACAACATAAAAAGGAGTTTTAAGATGGATTATCAAACTTTAGATCTTAAACTGTCACTACATGAAGCGCAATTCTTAGAGGACTTGCTTTCTAAAACTGGAGTCCCCGAATGTAAGAAAGACTTACTTTGGCAGATTGAAAGCGTAGTCTACGAATTGAAATTAGTTAAATCTCATATGGAGTCTTAATCATGTCAAATTATAGAACCTATAACCGCCGCCCTAGTATTCAACGGCGCAAGATAGCACAACGGAATCGGATCATTGTTGAATCTGTTATTGGTGGAGTCTTGTTTTCAATTTCAATCTTTGGCCTAGTCTTTCTGGCCTATGGTCTATCAGCATAGGAGTCTGAATAATGACAAAACGCACAAACACAATTAATCTGTTAAACAACATAAAGCCTAGGCTCTACAACGGTTTTAAATCTAAAGCGGAATGCTTGCGAGTAATACGCAAGGCTGGTTTTAAATTCACTTCGGCTTTAGGCGCTGTTGAGTCTAATCCTAAGATTGCAAAGAATAGCAAGCTTGGAGTCCTAAGTCGGGGCCATAATTTTGCACCAGCTAAAACGGCTGGTTATTACTTCAAGCAATCTAGCAACGGTTTACGCAAGGTTCTAATCAATACTTGCTCAGAAGCTAGTCTAGGATGCGCTGAGGCTTGCTTGCATACGGCTGGCAATCCTATTTATCTTCCCAATAAAGTAAAGGCTCGCATTGCTAGGACTCAAGCCTTTTACAATGTAAGGAAAGCCTATCTAGCTTTAGTATGTTTTGAGATTGAGTCCCATTTACGCAAGGCTATTAGCCTTAATATGATATGCGGAATCCGACTTAATACGACTTCGGACGTTCCTTTTGAATCCGTATATCTCGACGATGGAAAGACTATTTTCGAGACGTTTCCGCAAGTCGATTTTATGGACTACACAAAACGCTTCAAGGCCATGCTTAAGTTTTGTGCTGGTAACATGCCTAGCAATTATCACTTAACTTTTAGCAAGTCGGAATCCAATTGGGAACAATGCTTGGAAGTCTTAAAGGCTGGCGGCAATGTTGCGGCGGTGTTTGATAAGCTTCCAGAGTCCTATGCTGGTTATACTGTTATCAATGGAGATGAATCCGACTGGCGGCCAATGGATAAACAAAACGTTATAGTAGGACTCAAGGCTAAAGGCTTGGCACGTAACGATGACTCTGGTTTTACAATTCGCATAGCAACACAAGAAAAGGTTTAAGAACATGACTCTGATAGCAAATTATCCATCTAAGAAAGCATGTAAGGAAAGCATAGGCCAGCCGCTTAAGTATATTGAGACAAGCATATTCGGTGCAGAGTATACGCCCAACGGGACTCTGACAGTAGCCAACCGCCCACACATAACTCACAACGGACGGGAATGGTTCGGACAAGTAACAATGCGCAATGGGTTAATTCATAAAGTAATATAGCAACGGCTCAATATAAAGCCCATAGAGTAACCTTAGAGTCCTGTTAGGCTAATACCCTAGCAGGATTCTTTTTTGCGTTGTGTATGGCGCTTATATTGGCTCTTGTGGCTTGTGTTATAATATAACAGAGTCAATTGTTTACTTGCTTATTACTTGCGAATGATTCTCATTATCAATAACAAGTCTTGTTGCGAATGATTCTCAATAGTGTTGCCGATTCGCCCTCCAAGCGCAAGAATTTATTTTTTGTCAAGTGATTCGTTGGTTGTTATCAATAGTTTAACAAGAGTCAAGCCCAGATCACAAATTGTTTCAGTCTTGTAATATTAGATCACATTTTTATACTAGGGGGTTGACATTCGCTGGGACCCTCTGTATTATACGCAGGTGATTCGGTTGGGGTCTGTTTCCACCTACATCTACAACATAAGAAAATACCTTTGAGGTGTTGCATTATTACCACAGTATACGACATGCGCTACCCTCTAGAGTCAACTACACAAAAAAAGAATCGTTAGTAATCAACAACATATAAAATAATTTAATTTGTGTTGTCTAAAGTCCACAAAAGTATCCCTATACTATAGTAGGAGCTATACTTAAGTATATACTTAAGATTCCTATCCTCTCAGTTTATATATACTTAATAGAATAAGAGACTTAAGTTTATACTTAAGTATAGGTCACATGAGCATACATGATAAGATCCCTTATAGTGAAGTGATAGCCAAGAAGGTTAGAGAAGGTATTCGTAGTGGAGTATCTGTTAAAGATATTTTGTCGTCTATCCAGAAGTATCAGAATGCCCCCTCAAGTACAGCTACCTTCTATAAACTATATGGTG